GTGAGGAAAGACCTTCGTGGCTTCCTGACAAATTTTCTAATGCAGAAGAATTAGCAAAAGCTTATGGAGCATTAGAAACAAAACTTTCTCAAAGAGGAGAAGTTAAAGAAGAAAAAACAGAAATGAAAATTCAGGAACCAAAAGAACCTGAAAATAAACCAGGAGCTTTAGATAAATATTATGATGAATATTCTAAAGAAGGTAAACTTACTGAAACAAGTTATGGTGAGTTAGCTAAACTTGGTTTAGACAGACAAGTTGTTGATGCATATATAGATGGTCAAACAGCTTTGGCTGACCAAAGAAGTAATTCAATCATGGCTACTGTTGGCGGTAAAGAGCAGTATTCAGAAATGATTGACTGGGCTTCTAAGAATTTATCTCCAGAAGAAGTTAGAGCATTTAACAGCACTATAGATACAGGTACTTTAGAGCAAGCACAGTTAGCAATAGCTGGTGTTCAATCTAAATACAAATCTAATAATGCAGAGCCTAATTTATTTTCTGGAAATAGAGCAGACAGCAATGTGGGCTACAGGTCTGTTGGTGAAATGTTAGCAGACATCAACGACCCAAGATACTCTACTGATAGTGCGTTCAGACAGGATGTAGAGCAAAAAGTTAAATTATCAAACGCTATATAAAAATCACCTCATTAGGTTGGAAGGAGTAAAACTATGTATGGTAAGAAAAAGAAAAAGCCTTTAACGAAGAAGCAAAAAACTTTGCCAGCTTCATTAAAGCGAAAAATCAAAAAAGCTAGAGGTATGAAATAATGGCTAAAAGACCAGGGCTTTACGCTAATATTCATGCTAAGAGAAAAAGAATAAAAGCAGGGAGCAAAGAGAAAATGCGAAAGCCTGGAAGTAAAGGTGCTCCTACTGCGGCTAACTTTAGACGAGCCGCTAAAACAGCTAAGAAAAGAAGATAATGTTAAATTTTCTTTTGCCTCTAATGAAAAATCCTCTCACTAGGATTATCGCTGATAAAACAGTTTCGGCAATAAACCATTCAATCGAGAAGAAGAAAGTAATTAGAGCAAAGGAAATAGAAGCTGAAGCTAATGTAAGTATAGAACAAATACGAAGTTCTAAATCTAGTATTAAGGATGAA